ACTAGTGCCCTTCCCTGAACTAAAGGAGGTGACTAATACTTGAGACCAATGGTCTCCCGTAGCCGGCGTGTTTGCACTCCAGTAAGCAACAGCATCCGCAGGGCCAGATGCCAGTGTGCCAGCATCGGCGGTGCCGAAGCCGGTGATCCCCCAAGACCCGCGCAAAGTTGTCCAGTTGCCTCCCAAACCTCCTGCGGAACGATTGAAGCCGTCAGTGAAATTAGCTATTGGGGTGACCAACGTTCCGATGCGAGCCGGGTGCGTAATAGGAAGACCGCCCGGAGGTCCATAAAGACTGTAATTCGTGCCATCAAAACTAACCCAGATATTGCAGCCGCCCCAGTTTGCGTTGTTGCCGCTACAAAAGAGATAGAGTTGGTCTCCCGAGAAAAGGCTGAGGCGATTCGGAGCCTCAAAGATGACCACGTTCGTATTGCCGGGATCCGCATGGGGGTCGCCACCGCCTGTTGGACCATTGGTTTGCTTTGGATTGAAAGCGGGAGCTGCCGGGCCCCACAGAAAGTCCTCTGCCGTAATCGTAAGACCTTTTTGCGGGTCGTCTTCGGTTTTTGTGATTCGTACCGGCGTCGCGTTCAGTCCAAGGTTAGAATCCGTCAATTGAATGACGTCCATAGGCTCCAGTCTGGAAAAAATATCTGGAGCTTTGAAGGTGTAGGTGTTACGTATGTAGCAATTCCGTTGCACTGCCATCGAGGCTGCATACTGGGCGGCTGGCAGCGTGGTAATGAAATCATATTGGAGAGGATCCTTGATGCGCAGGCCGAAGCGGGTAATGGAGGCGTCGTCCTGTTCGTAGACGACTTCGGGATTATAGTCATTGACGCGCGCAAGATAACTGATTCGCACGCGGTTGTACACGTCTTGCCAAGCCGTGCGTTCGATTTTTACCGGGTCTTCCGCCTTGTCGACAAGATATTGGTCATCCGTAAAACTGGCTACCGGAGATGTCGGGGGAGAGTAGGTAACTCCATTTCCAACGGCCGTCGTATCGCCGTATGGGACGAACTTCAATTGTGCTTCACTCCAGAAAGCCGCAACCATTCCAGCTTCAAGCCAGTCCTTGATGACACCAGAACAACTCTTTGAATTGTCGATAAAGGGAGAAATGAAAAAAGAATTTGCTGCAAAGAGTTGCTGTACGAGAGTCAGGCTGCCAATCATGCCTGTAGGGAATCCAACGCCGAAATGAGGGTCCGTGAGAACGGATTCAATGCAATCGACTGGGTTGCAATCGACGATCCCGCCACCCACCTGGAACGCGCCGGCGACTTCGTAAGAATAATTCGGCAGTTCCGTGGAATAGCCGAGATAGAGACCGGAAGAAAAAATGTAAGAATCCAGCGAATAGCCAAGCGCTTGCGCGGGATGCTTGCCCGTCATGTAAGAAAGTGGAGACTGTCCCAGGGCTCCATTGACCAGCGTCAGGTTGAGTTGATTCGGCGCATTCGTATCCGTGTTGGGGTCGGAGTATTCATAGTTGATGACGATCCCTTGCCCTTGGTCCGCAGAATTGAAAGTGTAAGTCGCCCCAGATTGGGAATACTGCCCAACTGCCGGCGAACCACCTACCTTCACGAAAGCTGTTCCGGATGGGTAATAACTCACGCCATCATCGGCGATGAAGTTTGTCGAATTGTCTACGGTGACGGTATAGGGCCCGGGCGTGAAGGGCACCACGGTCAGTTCTTCGGTGACGAGCCGATATCGGTAGTAGGAATAGTTTATGACCACCGCTTTACCAACATCCGCAGCGGCGAATGTGTAGACGCCAGTGGTTTGGTTTACCGAATACTGTCCCGTCGCCGGACTTCCGCTAACAACCGTGAACGGGATGTTTTGCGTGCCAGTCAGCGTGACCGGCCCAGGGGATCCGAAGTCGGTGAACGGTCCTACGCTGTAGGCGGTTGGAGCGGCCACACCCTGGTCATTCCCATAAATGGGTGCATTCAGCGCGGTATAGTTCAGGCCGGCGCCACTCGTGATGGTATAGGATTCACTGGTGGAAAACAGTTCGAACCGTCCGTTGGAATCCCATACGTTCAACAGATAATTCAAAGGCCCGTGCGCAAGCAATGCAATCACGGACGCGGTGTAGACGTATTGCACGCCGCCTTTAAGCAGGCCTTTGCCGCCTTGTTGCTTCGCATGTTTTGCGACGAAATCGCCGTACCAAATGAGACGTCCGGCGAGACGATGCTGCCCGAATAGAATCGGAATGGTGATCCCTAAAATGGAAGCATTCGTGCGAATGGAATTCCACTTGTCGACGTTATTTTTCGATCCTCCGAGCAGTCCCATCTAACAACTCCTTGGAAAAACGGAAAAGAATCTGTGCTTCCTGCCGCGCAAAAAGCCTTCTCGCGCATCGGAATAAATCACTCCATGCGGACGGATTGGATGAATGATGGATTCCGGCCACTGAATGATGATCCCGCCGTGCGTGTACGAATGCGATTGTTTGTAAAGCACGAAGTCGCCAGGCTTCACCTGGTCTTCCGTGATTTCATGCGCGTACTGCAAAATGATTTGTTCATACGTGTGGTCCCAGGTGCCATCTGGTTTTTTGTGCAGGTAGCATTGTGGCGAATAGTAAGGGATTTCGACGTGGTCGATGATGCCGGATTCTTCGGCTACCCTGGCAAGCAAATAGGCGCAGTCGACACCGACACCCTTGAGGCCCTGTTGGTCCACGAAGGGTGTTGGAAACCATGTGTGAGCCACGGCAATGATCCGTGCGCGTTGTTCTTGCTCAGTCACTAAATTGCTACCTCTGGATTTGGTACAAATGGCTGTCCAGAAAAGTGAATCAGGTTGCTGAATTTCGCCGAACATGTCGCCATCGATTTATCGCAACCCGCGTAAGCGGCAAATGTGTCACCAATAGCAAGCGGGAGCGGGACTTTCGATCCCAACAAAAGGCTGGTCGTGCTGTTTTGCTGCTTGATGTAGAAAGTCAGTCCTGCGTTCTGGCCGGTAAGGAACACGGCATATCCTTGCGAGAAATAGGGCGGTGCCTGTCCAAGGCTGGAAACTGTAAGTAAAAGCTGGGCTGTGCTTCCGGTAGCCACTGTCGCACCCGCACCGTTTACCCCAAGCGCCGGTACTATCGTGCAATTCGTCCGTGTGCCATACAGATTGAATTCGTCCAGGTCGTACAAGGTATGCCTGCACGACGCCTGAATGACGTGTTTGGGAACGGGAAGATTTAGAAGATAGAGCGCATCCGCGACCGCAAACTCAATCTTGCTGCGGGTGATCGATCCATTCGGCTTGATGTAACCGGCATACTTTGTCTCAACGCCCCAGGAGGTCACGAATGGATTTGGATTTTGTCCGGTTGGCCAATAGGCTGTCCAAACTTGCACAAAGGCAGCATCGAACAAGCCTAGCTGGGCGGCTGCCATGTACGTGGCGGTCGTATTCGGAAAAAAAACACTGTGCGGCGAAGATATCACCGTTAGCGTCATCTCATTTGAACGAAGGTCAAAAGAAGCTTCAGAAGTAATTTTGCCACGCTCCCAAGATCCGTTTTTCGAAGCATAGAAAACGACGCCCTGGTAAGTGATGTCAAATTGCGATGACGTGGCGAAAATAATAGGCGACCTCGGACCAAGGGGCCCGCGGCCAGTGGCTAGCGTTGGAACGTACACGCCGATAGAAGCTGCGCCTTCGAGTTGCGCACCCCAACAGTAAATCGTCTGCGCTGCGGAGCTGGCTGGATTGCGCAACTGAACATCAATGCCAGTATTGGTATTTGGCAGAGAAAATGTCACAGAGAATCGTTGCCAGGATGTTGTGACGTTGGCCGTTAGAGAGGCGGAGCCAAGGGTAAATGGCTCTGCTTCAAGAATTAGCAAAATAGCTTGCGCCGTAGCCGCCTTCAACCAGATAGAGAATGTGTAGTTGATAGTGGGGAGAGCCCCAGTCAGGACTTGGATGATGCCGGAATACTGGCCAGCGCCGGTTGCAGCAAAAACGATGGTATCTGCGGAGTTTCCTCCATTTGGGTCTACTTGGTTGTCCGGAGTGACAACGGGATTCGACGCACCGGACGAACTTCCGGCCCAAGTCGCCTTCTCGAAATCTTGCGAGTTCCCGAGCATGTTCTGCGGGTATCCGCAGGTGATGGCGAACAAATCAGCGCGGTTGTAGTTAGTGGCTGTGTTCAGGAAATTTGTCAGACCAAGAGAGAAGGTTTTCATAGAAGTACTGACCTAAATTTCAAACTCTTGCAGTCCCATAGTTGAAATAAAAATTCCTCTAAATCGTTAAGCTCGTCCTCAAGGAAGCGGCAGCGGTAGTAGTAGGAAAAATCTGCCGTGACCTGTAAATTCGCGGCTGGCGCACTGTTGAACGTGACTAAACCGCGCGGCGTTTGCGGCGCATTGTTCGTCGTAACAACGTAACTTGTCGGAGAACTCCAACGTTCGAGTTGCGCGCCCCAAGCGTGTACCGTCCCTGCCCCCGTAGAACGTAGTATGACTCCCACAGTGCCTCCGCCTTGTGACGTGACGACTGAGGGAAACGTATCGGTGATACTGAATCGCCTCCAGCCTACTGTCAGCGGGACAGTGATTGGACTCGCCGGGCTGCCGAAACCGTTGCCATCGGTCAGATACAGTACGAGCGAGCCTGTGCCTGTCGCTACTTTCAACC